CATCGAAGAAAAACGTATACAATCTGAGGGAACGTTCCTGGAGTACGCAGAAAGATACATCAGTCAAAGGACGTCTGTCCTGTCTGCTAGTACGGTCCGAGAATACACCGGGTATCTGCATCGGCATTTGACCAAATTTGGAAAGAATAAGATAGCCAGGATCACGCAGGAAGATGTGCAGGAAGAAGTGAACATATTAGCAAAGGGCCTATCTCCGAAGACTGTGCGTAACGTACATGGCTTTATAAGTGCCGTTCTAGCCGCCTATCGTCCCGAATTAGCCCTTCACACAATCTTGCCAAAGAAGATACCACCGAAGCTATACATCCCCACAGAAAGCGAAATACAGCGTCTGATGGAGTATGTGAAAGATACTAGGTTAGAGCTACCAGTGTTACTCGCAGCATTCGGTCCTATGCGAAGAGGAGAGATATGCGCTTTACGTGCAGAGAACATAGATGGATGTGTGGTGCATGTATGTGAAAACATGGTGCTGAACAAGGAAAACCAATGGATCATAAAAGCACCGAAGTCTTATGCAGGTGACAGGTACATTGAATACCCGCAGTTTGTCGCAGATAAATGGAAGGGCCGGTCAGGAAGGATAGTAGATATGAAGCCTTCTCAGATATCCGACCACTTTGCAGATGTGCTCAAAAAGGCTGGACTGCCAAAGTTCCGTTTCCATGACATCCGGCATTTCTCAGCATCAATTCAACATGCTATGGGAATTCCAGATGCCTACATCATGGAACGAGGTGGATGGAAAAATGATGGCGTTTTGAAGCAGGTTTACAGACATGCACTGTCCGACCAGTCAAAACAGATGAACAAAAAACTGAATGACTATTTTCAGAATTATGCAACATGATATGCACCACAGAAATAAAAAAAGCCCCTAAATTAGGGGCTTTTAGCATGCGGGTAACAGGACTTGAACCCGATTAGTACATTTTTCTAAAAATGTTGGATTTTCGGGAAAAACCCGGAAAGCCTTGATTTTACTGGGTTTATAACTCGCAACATGTTATACGTTTATACGGCATTTTACACGTTTTAACGCTTATTTTTGGAAATATGCATCACGTGATGCATCACGGAAAGAGTCGGATTCTCATCTCATGCGAATTATATATCCCACCTTATAATTCGCCCAAGAAAGAGGACCTACCCATTTCACAAACGGTGCTCCCTCTCCTTGAGAATGGCAGTAGGCGTGACCGGAGTCATATGACAGACCGTTACCAAGATATCCGCAAGTGTGATTAAGCGCAACGAAGGTAAGGATATCTCCAGGGCAGAGCTTTCCTTCCTTCTCAAGTTGAGCCGGAGTCTTATTTCCCACCTTGATGAGATCCGCATACTTCTCAAGATCCGCCTGTGCATGATTGTTCAGCCAACGGATGCCACCACCCTTTTGACCGTACCAGGAACACGCAGAGGCAGGCAGGCCGCTTTCTTTCATGGCGAATCCCACGCCGCCCATGCAGTTGGTGTAATACTTGTGGGCTTTCCTAGTCTTCCAGAAGGTTGACTCGCTCACCTTGCCACTGCCGTTGTAGTATCTCCAGTCAACACCGTCTGCGATGTCATCGACTAGCCACTGGTTCAGCCGGACGTATGCTGCACACAATTTCTGCGCTCTTGTAAGTTTCGGAGTGTATATAGCTTTCTTGGGGTTCTCTAAGTCATACACTCGGTATCCCCAAGAAGCCTTTGCAAGTTTCTTAGCATTCTTCAGGTCATGGAAAGCTCCAATCTGATACTTCTCCTCGGACCATCTCCGTCTAACGACATACCGGTCAAGGACAGCCTGTGGCACCTCCGGATAAATCTGTTTGCCGTCCGGGTCGAATGCTTTTACCTTGGCCGCCTTTGCTGCGATGATAGCATTCTCAGCAATTGCGTATGCACCGACCTGTTCGATGTACTGACCGTCCTTATAGTCTTTGGCAGCACGATACCACTTCATCTCAACAGGGTCCTCCTTATGCTCTTCTGCGATCTTGTCGTACTTGGTAAGGTCATTGGCCTTGATGATATTCAGTACCTTTGCTTCATAGTTAGGATCCGTGCAGTATCCTTCAGGATGCTCTGATGTGCCGGTGCCTATTCTGATGGTATGTATAACCGTAGCCGGATCTGTTATGCCTCTGATGCGACTGTACTTATAGCCTTTTGCATTTCTCACGCCCAGGAGGAAAGCCTCGTAGTCTTCGATGCAGTTTCTGTAATCCTTATAGACTCTGAAATGGTCCGTGATGTACGTTATCTGTCCGTTGTAGTATTCAGGAGTAACCTTTGTAAACTCTTGTCCGTCCCATACGGACTTCCAGGTATTATTGATGAGATCAACCTTCATACCGAGCAAGTTATTTCTCTTTACAAGCTCAATAGAGTCGGTTCCCATGCCGTATCCTGTTTCAAGGCAACATTGCGCAATAACGACAGAAGGAAGTATCCGGTTCTGCGGATAAAGTTCCACAGCAATATTGGCTACTTCTGAGATGAACTGCTCTTTGCTACTCGGCACACCACTAGCATCTGCGATACCGGCAGCACCAGAAACGGCATCGGGAGATGTGTAAAGGCATTTTCCAGTGGCATCGTACACAGAATAACCAGGATGTGCATTAGCATCCGCAATGGCCCGGTCAAGGACTTCGTAGGCACCGGTCTGAGACTTCTCATCATTCCAAGATGCCCTCACCCTATAGAGATTGTCGTAGATAGTTCCACCTATGCGTCCGAGGAATTGACTCCAAGTCCAGGATCCTTTGTAACCATTGTTGTGTACATACGGCGCAGGACAGGTTTTGTTGACGATGTCGAAATGCCTCAGCACGTTCTTGGCTGGGATATTTAATTCTGCCATCAGCTTACGGACTAGCCATACGCATGCTTCCTGTGTTTCCTGCGTAAAGTACCAGTACGGATCCTCGGCAGACTGTTTGTTACCATCACAGTGGCAGCACATCTCGATGGAGATCGTGTTTGCATTCCTGGCATACGGGTGCTTCTGCTCATACACACCACCAGTACCTACAGCCCATACGATTGCGTCATGACTGCATCTCTGATAGATCGTGCCGTCCCAGTAGATGGTATAATGCGCTCCTGTGCCATCCGATGCCAGCTCATAGTTTTGGCCGTCCACTCCGAGATAATGGATGGCAATATACTCATGCGTGTTGCCCCATTTAGGGACATACTTACTGGAGATCTTGTTGATTATCTTGTAGCTCATTTCCGCCTCCAACAAAAAAAGGGAGAGCATTCCTGCCCTCCCAGTATTGCTAGTTATTCTGTTTTTTCTTCCGGTTCCTCCGGAGGTTTATATGCCTTGTTCGCTACCACGACAATGGCACCAATCAGAGTATCCAGGGCCGTCAAGGTCGCTACTATCTGTTCCCCATAGGGGATGCCCCATATGTTGACGAGAGATGCTGCGAAAGCCAGGATCGGAGTAAGGATCAGTGCCACTACTTTAAGGGTATCATAAGTCTTATTGCTCATGCTCATCCTCCTTGGTATCAATGGTATCAATGTTTGAATTCATGTTTTTCCAGAAGTGCCTGGTAAGTATCTCGGATATGCTTAATGGCAGAAACCGCATACGAATTTCGAAAATCCGGATGCCCTTCACAATACTTCTCATAGGTGTCAATATCGTCTAGTTGCTGGCGAAAATACTCTTGGCTATGATCCATGCCGTTCATAAGTTCATCATCGAAACGAAGTATGTGTGTTCGTGCCAGAACCGCAGCATTTCCGTCCACTTTTTCAGATAGCTTTGTGATCGACTCGATGATGCTATCCATCTTCTCGTTCTGTTTGTCTTTCCTGTCTGTCTTGTACTGGATGAACGCCCAAAGTCCGTTACTGCCTACTATAGCTACTACAATGGATGCAATGAGCGTGACTACTGATACCATTGTGGCACACCTCCTTATTTAGTTGTAAAGAAAAAGAAGCACCCTTTCGGATGCTCCCCGTTAATTTGTGTCATTGACGCATGTAAGTATCGTGGTCACGTTTGACCTTATCGTGCGATACATGCGCATATCTCATGGTTGTCGTGATTTGAGAGTGACCAAGCATCGCCTGAACACTCTCGATAGGCATGCCGTTAGTAATAGCAACAGTTGCCGTTGTATGACGGAAACGATGAGGGATGAGTCCTTTGACCGTGGTCTTGTCTTCCATGTTGTGCAGCATCCGTCTAATGCCAGCAGTTCCGATCCTGTCATGTGGGCTTCTCTCTGAAACAAACAAAGCAGGCTTGTCATCCTTCCTGGTAGCGAGATATCTCTTGATGGATACGACAGTCCGAGCATCGATAAAGGACGTTCTATACTTGGAGCCTTTACCAAACACCTTAACCTCTCGCCTGTCCAGGTCTATATCCTTTCGGTCAAGGCGAGAACACTCCTCGATACGAATTCCCGAAGACGTAAGCAGATCCACAATTGCTCTATCCCTGTCTGTCTTGCAGGCATCTCTGATAGACTCGATTTGTGTATCACGGTATGCTTCTCTCGGCTTGGTCTCTGCTCTGACCGGCTTGATCCGCACGGACGGATCCTTTTCGACGTACTCTTCTTCATAGAGCCATTGGAAAAATGATCTGATGATACTTTTCCGCTGGTCAAGTGTACTCTGAGATAGAGGCTTGCCGTTCCTCTTATCTGTGCTGATCCTGCTGATGTGCATCCTGAGATGGTTTACTGTGATAGCACTCAGCGGCAACCGCAGGTCGAACAGCATCTTACTCAGGCAGGAATAGTACTGCTCATAGGACCGTTTGCTCATCTTGCCGTCCTGTTTCTTGACTGCCAGGAAGAGTGCCAGTTCCGGTGGAAGCTGATAGTCAACAGCAACGATGTCTGTTGTGACAGGTTTGATTTCATACTGCATGGTGTAGATTTCTAGCTGTTCCCTCAGATATCGGACTTGCTCATCGGAGAACTTGCTGGCAATACGCATGCAGAAACCATCAGTAAAAGAAGTACACATAAAAACACCTCCGTTCTTAGTTGCATTAAGAACAGAGGACGTGGTATACTATCCCTGTCCTTAATGGATGCGGAGCTAGGTGAGTTATCTTTGGTCGGATGCCACCTGGCTCCATTTCTTTGTTCAGTTATGGGTAGTATATCATAGACTTCTTACGAAACGCAAGAAAAAGTACTTAGACAAATGGGTCTTTAGTTGCTCACTGGTTCATATGTTTTCTCGAAAATATCGGGCTTGCACGGATATTGTTCACCGTTTACACCTGTGATAATCCAATCACCAATACTAGCGTGCATCGTACCTTCAAGCGTTTCAATATCCAGCTCCTTGTCAGTTTGATACGCTTCTATAATTACTGGTTTCTTTCGAAATTTAGTCATAGTATCATATCTCCTTTTCAACAAGGGTCTTTGTTTAACTATTCCTGCGCAACTGTCTCATCTGTTTTGACAGCATCGTTGATTTTATTTACCAAAGAAACCATAACCATAGCTTGGTCACCACGAATAGCAACAGAACTAAGTGCGAACGACAAAAGGTCAAATTCTTCCTTTGTAATATTCATTTCTTTCACTTTAATCTGGTTCATACATTCCTCCGTTTAATTTAACAAAGCAAGTAATTGTGTCAACTGTGTGCTGTTTAGAGTTACGCCATTGAGGTTTAGTGTTTCAAAGTAAGCAGTTCCCCACCGCCTAGTCGAATCGCCAAACGATGGCTTTGTTGTATGTGCAGGTCTAAATTGTGTACTGCTTACAACATATCCTTGTGTACTGCCGCCGCTACGATTGACTTGAAAATACATTGATCCATTTGATCCAACAAGGATTCTATTAGCAGATGTATCAAATGCTATAACTGCATCCTCTGAATAATTACTTACATCTGATGTCTCAACATCTGCGCCACTGCCAAACGCCAATTTTGCAACTCGGTTTGATGCATGTCTAATCAAACGCAATTCAACGTCTCCGTCATCAGCCCGTCCAATATAATTTATCGCACTATTTACAATTAATGGCTCAACAGCTTTTATTTTATTATTGCTGTCAGTAAAAACGATGTCCTTAATATATGCCGTTCCGAAGGGTCTGGTTGCGTCCCCAAGACTTGGCTTTCCGTCCCATGTAGGTCTGAAAAAGTTCTTGTTGGCAATATACCCTTGTTCAGTCCCTGAATAATTTGGTATCAAAACAATATTTGCTTTTGTTCTAAATTTGAACTGCCAAGCGGAATTAGAGAAAAACAAACGTGCATCTTCTGTCAGATTTGTCATTTCTTCATCAGCTTCGACATCAACACCTGCCCCCCAAACCAAAGACGCTACTCTGTCATTTGTTTTGTTGCGCATTAAATAAAACGCATTGTCCTCGTCATTATGAGGTAAAACGTAAGTGTTGGAAGAATTGACTTTTAAGTCATCCCTTGCTACTATGTGACGAACTGCATGACCAAATCTGATAGCAGTATGAGCATACCTGCCGTTCTTCTGCCATCCTGCAAAATTGATACCAACAGTGCCGTCAACTCCATACTGCCCATTCATCCCGAAAGTTGACCCTCCGAAATAAATGCCATTCCATGCTCCTGTATTACCTGCACCATTTGTTATAAGACAAGCTGTTGCAGGCTGTTTTTTTCCGGAAACACTCAGCACAAGAGAAGCTGTTACCCTTGGAGAATTTACATCATATAAATTATCACCGGGTTTATATGTTGGGAATGTACCTTCGTTGCAATTATCATAGCAATCAAGTTCAGCACCATAAGCATATCCGCCATGACTACAATGCAGGCTTGTGAATGTACCACCACCAACGGCAACGCCTTTATTTCCACCATACTGCTGAATTGCTTCATTCGCTTCAGGAATATATAATCGTCCTTGAATTGCACTCGTTCCAAGTATTCCACCGAAATTATTCCTTACAATCGACTGAATTCCTGCAAAGTTCTGTGTAATAGCTTCGGCTGAATTAGCCGTATACCCCTCATATGTTCCAGTATAAAGAAGTCCTGTTGTTCTTGTGAAATTCTCATTCGGTGTTGGATCAGAATCTTCATAGTGAACAACTTCCTGCAACACCACGGATGCCATTTCATTATTTGACAGATTCTTTTCCCCGGAATTAAATAATATACTGGAATTTGGGTTTGCTCCATTTGGAAACCATACGGAATATGCAGGCAAAAGATTATTATTCCAATCTCCATTGCCAAGTACACCACGTCCATAATGTCTAACCGTGCCGTTTATAAGATAGTCTCCGGCAGGAACAAACTTAATTCCTTCAGCGCTAATAAAAGATGTAAACGCAGTAGTGTCATCCGTTACACCGTCACCAACAGCACCGAAAGACTGCGGAGTAATATATGCGTTTAACACTTCTTTTTTCAAAGCATCCGCAAGTTTCTGCTTTGTAATAGAACCATCTTGTACAGTTGTAGTAGCCTCGGGATGTTCGTCAAGCCACGCCTTAACAGCCTCTGCGGTCTGCTCATCTGTTGGAAGCCCGACATTTGCCCATTCCGTAGTACCATTGCCCTTTGTTCTAAGAACTTGTCCATTCTCTCCATATACTGGTTGATTATTTCCATCAAGCGGCTGATTAACCTTTTTTGGCAGAGTAATATTGATTGGGTTGATTTCTTGTTCAACAATAGCTTCAACTTCTGTGTCAATGTTATCTATGCGTTCATTTAGTTCACTGAGTTCATCACCGGTTTTCTTCGCATCCGCAGCAGCACCGGTCACGGATAACGTATTGTCCACCTGCGGAACCGTGTAAGTATCATCAAGCCCTGGGAACTTGATTGTCTTTAATGGTATATTCGCCATTAGTTAGTCACCTCCGTAATAACAATGTGACCGTCATTGTTGCTGTCCGTATACTCGTAACCATCTCCATCAATGGTAACGTCTTTGGCTCCCTGTTTCCGGCCTTTTATGAGGCCCATGAAATAAGATGCGAGATCAAACATATCTGCACCTCCTTAATAGGCACCGAATTCCACCCAGGCCTTGCCTGCTTCATTGAACAGGAAAACCTTCCCGGTATTCATCTCGGTCAAGATGGAACCGTTGGCGATGCCGGATGTCGGTTTAGTATCGGATGACAGGCAGAAACCTGAGATTTCTTGGACCTTCTCTCCACCCTCACGGATCTCGTAGTCCGTTACATTGTAAGTTATCATGGCATATCTCCTTCCTTGATAACTGCACATCTTGGTTGCATTTATGCCTCAACGATCTCTATGTTTCCGTTGGAAACAGGATCGAGGAAAAGATAAAAGATGCTCGGATCTCCGACCACGTTGCCGTCACGCTCATCGTCCTCGAAGAAGAGATGCGTTCCAGGCTCGATGTTAATGTTTCCGTTACCATCAGGATCAGAGAAGACATTCTTTTCTATCCTAGTGGTCGGGATGACGGTAATAACCATCTCCACCACACCGTTGACTTCACTACTCACCAATCTGACCGAGTGTGAACCTTGCCATTTGAAGCGTCCCTGATATCCATTAACACCCATGTCAAGCTCGTAATACATGCCCGGTCTCCATGCATCATGCATTACAGATGCATATTCCTCAGGCGTGTAATTGGATGTGAATTCCATGGATTCGACCTGCTCAACACCTCTTGTAAAGGTTTGAAAAAAGTCTTGCAGGTCTGTCGTTTCCAAAGCATCAGGAACACCATTGAGAGCAGGATATGACTTAATTCTGCATATCCGCCCTAGGTTATCAGGATCCCTTGAGCATTTCAGTGTCGTATGTACACTACTGTATGCTTTGGCCATACTGTCACCTCCTTATGAGATGACGATATTGCCATCATTGTTAGGATCAGCGAATGTATACGATGTACTCGGTAAATCGCCATACCCACCGAGATTTGGCTGTCTCAAAAACGTAGTTCCGCCACTCCAGCTCTGATCCCAATACTTTTCATTGGGAACCGATACCCAAAGGTAGTTGTATGCGACATCATCAGGGATCGGAAGCGAGCATACCCATCTGTAAATAATGTGGTCTGATTTTAAGTATCTATAGCCACTGAACGTTCCAGTGTTATCCCACGTATTATGTAACCCGGATGGGATTGCCGTTCCGCCACTTGTTGTTGGCGTTTGCGTATTTGATACCTTAATGCCCCACATCGACTCAAGGTACGCCAGGTTCTGACCATTTGATGGTAAACCGTGGCTATAGTTAAATGTGAGCGCAAGTGTTCCGCCCTTAAAACTGCCTATGTCAATTGAGTACGTGTCAAACTGTTCTGGGATCGTAGTGGGTGCAACGAGTTTCATCCCGGCAACAACATCTGCCTGTGCGTTTTCATACCCACTCAGAAGCATATCGCTCTGTCTAACAGCCTCACCGGCAGACCCATAAGTAATCCCAAGGAAGTTCGTTCTCACATCAATAAGTTCGTCAAGAGATGGCGCACTACTAGGAGCGATAATGCTATCAATCCTAGCGTTTAACGTGTCATCAGCAAGGAAAAGCTCTGCCAATGCATCCAGCACCGTCTTATTACTCCCGTCCAGGCTAAACGTCTTGGTTGACAGCTTATCCAGCACCTTGTCTGAAAGTGTGACGTAGCTTATCTTTCTATTGCCATTACTGGCATTATCCGTAGCGAGATAGTCCTGATTACTCGGATTGGTTGTCTCAACGAAATTGACTATCCTCCGCCCAACTACTTCAGCCATATCCGCACTCCTTTCTATTTATCTGCCAGTTCGCATTCCAACTTGATGACCTGCTCTGTCAGATCCTGCACCTGCGCCGAAAGCTCTTGTATGCCTTTGGTTAAGTATGCGATCAAGGGAAGGACCTCTACGGACTTGGCTATCATGGATCCATCTGTATCATTCCCTCCACCAACAGCTAAAGAGGGATCTATCTGTTCAAGCTCATCGGCTATAAATCCAATCTGCTGATGCTTGCCATCTCCGATCCAGTCAAAGGAACGCAACCGCATCCGATTTATAACGTTCAAAGCATCCTTTATCTCGGTATCTCTGATGTTCTCCTTCAGCCGCTTGTCCGAGGAAGTCATCGTAACGTAGTACGTGTCGTATGCTGTTCCTGAGAACTGTCCACGAACGATAAACCTTCCGTTTGAGCTTCCAGAGGTCCTTACAACAGAAACACGTTCCCCATCTGTTGGAGATGTACCAACACCACGTCTCGAGCCGTTGTAATAGGTGTTTACATTGGTAGGAACGTAGTTGCTGGGAGCGTATTGACTGTGCGTGTGGTTCTGAGCGATATTCAGTGCCTGATTTGCGACAGTGTTATCTGTGTATTTATTTCTCTTTTCCCAGTCTGACTCAACGAAGGATGATCCGCTCTGTCTTCCTGAACCATATGTACAAACAAGTATGTCACCGGTCGGACCTTGCATCCAAATGTCACCCATGTCATACGGAGGAACCGGCTGAGAAGTGAAACACCGTCTCTTAACGTTAGCCAGCGTGATGGCCTCATTTGACTGTGCTATTGCCGTCTGAATATCAGTGTCGGATACCATCTCCCACTGCCATGCGGAATTGACGTTTAACCAACGATAAGAGTAACCAGTGGTCGTATCGAAGAACAGGTCACCTTGGTGCTGTTCCTTCTGCGCATCCGTAGTCCAGTCTGAAGCAGGAGCATTGCTAGTTGTCGGAACGTAAGCTCCAAACCATTGCTCGATGTTGCCTTGGATCTCAGACCTTATCTCATCCAGTTGCGTATTCATGTCTTCTTGGAATTCGACAAACTCTTCAGAAGAAACGTAGTCCCCAGTAATGCCCTGGATCTGCTGTGAGAGATCCGAGTAGACGTTCTGTATTTCCGCACTGTTGTACTGGATGCTCTGCCTGAGTTTCTGATAATTCTGCGTCTGCACGGACAGGTTCCGCATGTTGTTGCGGACTGGAGTCTCAGCCTCGCAGGATACTGCCTCATAGTTGCCGGCAGTAAACGACAGGTTATTGATGTAGGTAACGTAAGTGCGCTGCCGGATATCAATAACGTATGCTCTGTCACCGGTTTCTATTGTCGGATCAGACAGGATGGAAAGCTCCATTGGTCTGAACGTTAGCCCTATCAATGCTTCTCCAAGCATCTGTGCTACCGTTGAAGCGGATCCTGCATCTACCAGTGGATTTCCCTCTATTGAGATGACATATCCTTCATCACCGAAGAGGACTTCCTCATCAGACTCTTCTCCAGTGTACGTTACTCTCGCACCTGTTATGACCACGTCATCCGCAGCGATGTTTTCACGACTTATCTCAGCCATGCGGTGGACGTTTGCGTTCCAGATGTTGCCATCTATCATATCCTGCGTAGTTGCTGGGAAAGTTCCTGTGATGTACGACCTATCCGCAGTAAATATGGGCGTATCGTCATCCATAACGATGATACCCTCGGTCAGAAGAGGACCTTCCTGGTACCATCCCATCAGCAACGTGCCGGTCGGGCTCATCTTCACCCACTGGCAGGCAATCTGTGCTGCTGCCGAGATGACTCCTCCGTATGTAAGCGTATCGTCTGTCGGCTTTGACTGGACAACATAGTCACTGTGAGGAAAATCCGTAACTCCCAGGGAAACACCGCATGCAGAGCAAGCATCGTTCACGATCTGCCACAACGTAGCAGGATACTGAAGCGTGCTGTCCTTATAGACTTTGTTGAACTTTGTTCCCCAGTCCAGTGCCTCGATTGTTACGAGTGAACTGTTCTGACCGGTTACATCTGAAACAGTGTAAGTACCCTTTTGGATGGTTTCTATCGTTTCATCAGGAAGCTCCAGTCCGATAGATGCGACCAACGTAGCACCGGCGAAATCGTAGTCATCGAAGTCACCGTATATATTGTTTAGGACTAGCGTAAACTTTCCTATTATAAACGCACCGACTTCAAATACTCCATTCCCGGAGATTGCTTCTTCGTATTTCCACCCGCCTTGCCAGATTTCATCGTTCGTGATCTCCAAGACAGTATCATCAGACAAGGTAAGTGTGGCGAAGCGATAATATCTTCGATTGTCATTGGCTAGTTCATCTTTGAACGCCTGTGATACATCTACCATGCGACCACCACCTTACACTTCGATGATATTGAACGATAGAGAAGCAAAACGTTTATCCTTTGCGGTCCAGACTTTGAACGGAGCAGACCAATCACCTGTGTAGAATTTTTTAACAACTAGATCGTTCTCCAGGATGTCCCAATACTCCACAAAAAAGTATTCCGGCTTAAATGCCGTTGCTATTGTATGCGCTTCAGACGGGGAAAGGCCGGTCCATGACAGGTTGAGTTTTATCTTTGTAGCAACCTGGTTAACATGCATCCTAGCATTTTCTGTACGACCTGCGTCTGGAGCAGATACCCTCTGGAATCCCCAGGTCATCTCAGAAGGAGTTCTAAGAGCAGTGAGGTTATTCCTTGTCGGACCAACTCTTAGCATTCCGTTATGGCTTGCGCTCATACTCTCACCTGCCTGTTTTTGTATAAAAAATAAGGCAGAGCGTGCATCTAGTGCATCTCTGCCCAATTGGATCATTTAGTATCTATTTACATTTCTGTCGGCACGTTTAAGGTTCCCACGTTCGACAGCCCTTGCCAGGACTTCGTTATCCTGCGTATAGAGCGTAGCATTGATAACGTATGGAGCAGTGCTTTCACCAGCAGTGCTTCCGCCACCCATCATGGATACCTGCATCATGCCCTCTATGACTGCCTGCTTGATACCTTCAGTGATTTGCGAATTGTTGGCTACTGCGTTCTTACTGCCGATACGACCAACCATCTCAGGCCCATTCTCACGAGCTATGAACATTTCACCAACATCAGGAAAGCCACCGGCTGCTGCAAGCTGGATCTTCGGAGAAGCACCAACCGTTACAGCGTTTCCGGTCTTTTTGACTGTTGGGTTAAATATTACGCTCAACTGTGGTATATGCACCTGCCTCATGCCAAGTACAAACGCATTGATAGCACCCTGTCCGGCAAGTCGCATGGTCTCGTTAAGAGATGTAAGCCCAAGACCGCTAACAATGTTATTGGATGTTCCATTCATGTTAGCACCGGTCATGCCCCGCTTGATGCTCGACATGATGCTTGATCCGATAGCCTCAAAAGTCTTGGACTGTC